TGTAGCATTAACGCCTGTTCCGGTGTAGTTAACGATGGAGAATTGTGTCGTAGAATTAGCTGATACTGTGGTAGTAATTGTCCCATCAGTATTTGAAGCTCCACCCGCTGCCCCTGCTCTATGACACTCAATGATGTAATTATCAGCCGCAAGCGTTGACCCAAGAGTGATAGTCGTCCCGCTGACCGAAATGATATTAGCATCTGTCTGCTGTGTGTCCCCCACGGTAGAGGTTCTATAATATTTATTGTAACCATTAAGACCATCCACCCAGAACCACTCCTCACTACTATCACGGTTCTTAATTATAAACAGCGTGTCATAGACATCAGCGTCCCAACCCAGCGTAAAGGATGTTGAGCTACCGTCATGATTTACTAGCTCCACCTGATGATGCTCCGCTGGATCGAAAGTCAGGGCGGTCATGTTGGCTGTGCAAAGAGACAGTGCATTTGTAGGAGGCGCATAGTCAAAGTCACCATAACCATTGTCATCTGCATTGCCGCCGCTACCTCTCGGAGATGTACCCCAGTTACCCTGAAAACTAGCCGTTTGGTTATTCATTCCGATCATCGGGGACCAGGCCCCGGACATTCCGGTTAATTGCTCACGCCAAGACCCGCCATTAACTCTCATAGAGTACTCGCCGCTCTCTAGATCTAGATGGTTGCATACTGTATCGCCCGAAGATAGTCCACTGCCGTACCCCTGCGCCCCACCACTGGTAGAATTAGTTGTCGTGTCTGCGTTCAGGGAGCCATTATAGTTGTGGACGCTATATAGACCCCCGGTATTAATTTCGAGGATACCAAACATATCGCCCCATGCCCCCTGGGTGCCAACCGTATCCTCCCAATACCATTCGCCCTCTGAAACTTGCATAGTCGTGCGATAATGCATATCACCTGTGCCAGAGGCTAGACCCGCCTCGGTGTTGCCATTAGCAACCGCCCACACACCCGAACCAGCGTGAAGTGGCTCACTATTGCTAGCTATCGTACAAAAATTGTTAGTCGGCGAATCTGAAACTTGGTCAGACGCAGCAAGGCCGCTGTCTGTGAAGTTATTGCCCAAGCCAGACATTAAGACTTCCATTAGCAGATCGTTTTGAGTGTCGGTTATTGAGGTTATCGTGTCATGCCTACCTGCCGAGCCACTTGTCCCCCCATTAATTCTAGCCAAGCCAACACTACCTGATCCACCATCATTATCTGATATTACAACCCAATAGTTAGTCCCAAATGTCAATGATGGTACAGAAGAACTCCAAGTGTAAGTTTTATCTCCAGTACTTGTTAAGGCCACAACATCACTTGCCCCGCCATTAATCGTACCGGGAGAGCCTGAGTTATCAGAGTATATACTGCAAGTGGAGTTAGTTATGGAAGGGGAGGCATACGTAACATTGACCTTAACGCTGGTTATGTCTCCGGTCGCCGGGGCAGCGTGTAGCATAGCAGCGTGTCTGCCATTGGCTATACCATCACCGAAGCCCCAACCGTCTACGGTGCTTTCGTTCATGGTTGAGGTTATAGCGTCATTACCACTACTATCCTTACCAAAATGGGAACTGTCTGAGTAGGTCTGTAAGAAACCATTCGCTCCAAATGTGAGGCCAGTTACGTCGATGGGACGCCATTCACCTTCGCTGTCAAATTCTCCTACATGACTCATATCTGTGGGCGCTTCACCGTCTTGGACTATGTATTGCGAAAAGTACCCATCGTGATAGTAATTAGAACCATCGGCATTGGCACCAAGAACAGCCGTTTCGCCGCTTTTAAGGAATAAAACATCAGTGCCGGTACTCGGTTGTGTTTCCGTATCAAAGTCAGTTTCTCTAACACCATTAACCCAGATTTGAAAACGATCTGCTGATGTGCCATTGTCAATATCAACGACATACATGACATGATACCAAGAAGTCGGGTCACGAAATTGCCTAGTTGTGATTATCTTCTTCCAAGAAGCAGATTGCCACATTGTTATGGATAATCTTTGATTTGTGTCGTAACCAGCATGTATCCTTCCATCGACTGTCCCCGTATTGCAGGTCCAGTGGTACATGTAATCAACAACATTGCAGGGTTTAAACCACAAGATGACTGCAAACTGTCGGGCGTCAGTGGGGGCGCTCCCCCACGTTTTCGACATATAGGGGTTGTCGTCGTCATTAAACCGTACTGAATTATCCACCTCGTAACCGCCAGCAGCACTTCCACCAGCGGCACCCGCCATGGCTTTGAGTAAATTTGTCATTACGCGAACGCCGCTCCAACTAGTGCGCCATTCCAGATTGTGCCGCCATCGACAGTCCAAAAAACTAACCAATCGACGCCTGAAGTCGTTAAGGTTGGGGCTGATCCTCCGGCCCAATCAACTGATGACGGCCAGTTCACCGTCTGACTTGCACCATTGGTCAACCCTAAGGTAAACCCACAGAACTCATCTGAAGCCGTAGGATTACTAAAGGTGAAGGTGTTGGCTGAAGTATCCACAGTGGCAGTAACTGAGTTACCAAGTTCTATATCAATGTCCTGGGTACCACCACCTGTGCCACCTATGGCATTAGTAGTCACACTGTAATCCGTAAGTTGCATAAGTGACTGAATGGCTGTCCAATCCTGTGCCGTATCTAACTTGGCAGTATCTGAATCGAACTGTTGGAGAGTAACACCAAGGTCCGTCGAGTCATACTTAGAGTTTACTGCAGTTTGGACACCTGAGAACTCAGTATTAAAGTCATCACCTGAGATGATCTTATTAGCGTCCCCATCACTTAGAGCGTCCTTGCCTGACCATGCTATTGCGGGTGTAAAATCAGTCATTTCCTATTTCCTTTATTATCTAGATATAAACTTAGCTTGTCCATAAAGTGCTTTGGAGTCACCAAATAAGAAAGGTGACCTTTGCTCCTGTTTCCTGTCGGACAACATCATGAATATTTTTTGTCTTGACCAAGCAGGGGTCCTTTCCTTAGGGAATGGCTTAAATGCTGGTTTAGTTCTACCTTTACGCATTATAAGCCTCTAACTTCAGACTTCCATCTGAGTAAGTTACGTTTTTGAGCCTTAGTGGGACCTTCTCTAGTGGACTTCTTCTTAGACTTCCTTGCCTTACGTACTTTAACTGGCTTACCTTTAAAATGACTCATTCCCAGAACCTCACACCATGTTCTTTATTACGCTTCCGAACTAATTCCAAAAGCTTCTCACGTTCCTCGTCCCAAATGTCCTGTAAAGAGCGAGTATCGACCTTAGGTTGATCCTTAATAAGACGAGCTATGGAACCTCTAGGTGTCTTAAGTGCCTTGGTGCTTGTCTTCTTACGGCTATCTAAGTGATCAAATAGACCACCTTTGGGCATTTCAATGGCCTTTGTAATGGCCTTGAAGAAGCTGTCCTTACCCTTAACCTTTGTTCCACCCTTCTCTACGTCTGGTTTTTCGTAGGATTGATCAGTGACTTTATCTAAGTTCTCGTCGTTAACCAGTAGATCAAGTATTTTCTCAAGACCTTCCGCCTCTTCACCGAAGTCATTACTCTGTTTAAACTCTAAAGCATTGGCTTCCTGAAAGGACTGAAGTTGTTCTGAAGTTGCATTGGGATTCAATGATTTATAAGTCTTCTCCACAAGGTCCATATAGAGCTTTTGTATCTTACCTTTAATCTTTTCAAGTTCAAGATCATAGGAGGTATCATTAAAGACTGATTCAAGTGTAATTGTCATTTGATTTCCGTCCAGTGTACTTAGGGTGTGTCCTAGTGGAAGTCATTATACGTAGCTTCTAACTCCATTACCTTCAATTTCATGCTCTCTGGCAAACTTGTCCTCACCCCATACTAAGTGTAAAGCAGGGGTAGATAAAGATTTTAATGCTTTAGCACCACACTTGTCACACTTAGTGGGATCATTACAATCAGCCATGTGTCTAAACTCTTCCTGAATATGGTCGCATTTCTTACATGTGTAGTTATATGTCGGCATTATGCTATCAACTCCATATGGGTAATAGTGTCGTCATCTAGATGGAAGTGTTTACAACCATCAAATCTCATGTCTTCTTTATTTAACTCAAGAAGATTAGGAGGGTCTTGAAACTTAGTGAGGATGTCTTCCGCTGTCTTAAGTTCCTCTAAGTTCTCCCAACTATCTACGTAATCAGCAATGATAACAGGAAGTTCTAAGTTGTTCTTTTGTGCTATATAGAGCCTTGAAGTTCCATATCGGGAGAAGGTTCCCTCATCTATTGCTTGGCAGAAAATAGGGTTCTTAAATCCCTCAGTCAATATGGAGTCTTCAAGTCTACTATAATATTGCCACTTAGTTTCGAGTTTCTTAAACCAAGAGGCCTCTGGTTTTACTGGGCGAGACCCATAGTTTCCTATAGGATCACCGTAGTTAGGATTTAGGACTAGGACACGATCTGAAATAAGCCCACCAGGGATTACTCCAAACCGTATCCTATAGTCCCTATTCATCCTAGGTGCTAGGTACAACGAAGGCAACGCCAGCGTTATTCCGTAGTTCACCTACACCATAGATGCAGTCAGAAGTGAAGAGGTCACCCAAGTACTCCTGTTTGTACTGCGTCTGAGAGCGAACACCAAGTTGCTCAACCAACGCCATCGCATCCTTATGGATCATAAGACCAACACGATGAACGGTAGAGGTGTCGGCGGCAGTTTCGTTGGCGCAGTTGGACGAAACGAATACGTCCATGCCATAGATACTACCAATCTTACCGGACTTGATCGCATTACCGTCACCAATGTACTGTTGTTCGGTGAAGCGGTTAATGCCCAACATGTCATTCGCAGCAATGGGAGGAATAACCATGCAACGATTGTCCATCGGTACGTCAGCATTATCAAGAAGCAGGATCAGTTTACGGATACCTGCATCAGTAATGTCTGAAGCATTACCAGTGTTGGTGTTTGCAGTCGGATCATAAGCCGTGACACCGTCACCACCAATGAACGCTGAAGTCCAAACGCCAGCACCTGAAGTGCCGCCCTGAAGGGCCTCAGACTGTGTGAACAGATCATCATCGATCTGGTTAGCCAACGCATAACCCGCATCGTCGGTATAGAACCGGCGCAGCGAGGACAAAGCCTGAACTTCAGCAATATCTTCAATCACTACGGAATATTCATAGTGTTTGTTAATGCTCAGGTTCACTACGGAGTGGGTATCACCCTGCAGCGTAACTTGAGTGTTGGCGGATTTAGCATTAGCAGAACCACGGACAGGGGCCGGGATATGAATCGTATCGCCCTTTTTGCCTTTGTGGTTAATCTTGGTGACTACATTACCAAGCACCAAGTTCTGCTTGTAGGAGGCAATAACTTCATCCGACCACAATTCGGGGATAAAATTAGCTGCCGTGGTTACGGTCTGTTGATTTGTGCCTAAAGCCATGATTAGCTCCTTTTTTCTTTATAGGCCTCTATTTAACCCTTCCGTCTGCATAGGCCGCTAGGATTTCATCCTGTAGGCTTTCATAACGAGAAGGATCGTTGGTTCGGAGTCTGATTAGATCAGCCCTACGGTAGATTTTCTTACCGGCTGTGGACTCTGAAGAAGTTCTCGACACACCTTTCCCCGCCTTAAGGGCTTGTTCTCGTTTCTCAGCTTTTGCATATTCCGCCTCGCTAGTGTTACTAATCAGTGAGCGTTCTTTCCAATTACCAATAAGTTCTCTCGCTGAATTAATATCATAGTTATGGGCCGAAACATATAACTGAGTGCGTATCGGGCTTTCTTGAACCCACTCCTGAAACTTAGGGTCACTTACGACCTGTAGGTAATCAGGATGCTCTGCTTCCAGTTGTTGAGTTGTAGCTTGGGCGCTATGCGCTCTTTGCTGCTCTTCAAACTGACGGAACTTAGGATGGTTCTCAATAGCCCTATTGACCGCTTGGTCAGGGTCATCAAAGAAATCAACCTCTTCTACTTCTTGTGTAGACGCACCGTTTGTTGGAGTGGTAAGTTGCTGTTGTAAGATACCGTCAGTTAGCTGTCTGAGTTCTCCAATTTCTTGACCCTTCCTACCTAATTCTTGTTCTAAGTGAGTATAGGAAGAAACAATTTCCTCCATGGACTTACCTTTGAACTTATCAGGTAGTTCTGACTCTTGAGGTTGTTCCCGTTCTGTGTCTACAGGAGCCTCTTGCTCAGTAATGTCATCAAACTGTTCTACTTCTTGATTTTTTTCTGTGGCTACTTCTGATTCTTCAACAACTACACTATCCATATTACTAATCCTCCGTCCTATTAAAGATTATGGAGTTAACATTTGCTGGAGTTAGACATTAAGTTCTAATTGATCCAACGCTAATTTAGTGGTTTCCTCTAGATTAACTATCATATTAAGGATTTCCACCTGTCCTCTCCTAAGGAAGAGGGTCTTCTCGTCGTCTATGGTTTGAATGTTTTCAAGTGACGTTGCCATGGTGGTTAACTCTTCCATGAAGAGACTCCATGCGTCACTATTAAACAAATCAAGACGCTTCTCTAAAAACTCTTGGTCCGTCATCTAGACCGTTCCATACGTGCCTTAGCTAGATTAAGGATTGTCTCTGACCTTAGATGATCAACCTCAGGGACATTACGGTACGTTTCGGACTGTACGTTCTGTGTATCCATCTTAAGTTTCTCAATCCTCGCCATCTTTTCGGCAAGGTCCATTTGGACTTCAGCCATCTTAATCTCTGGGTGATTACCTTGGGTCTCAGACTGTATCTTCGCTGCTTGAGCCATCTCCTTAGCAATACCTGCCTTCATCTCTTCAATTTCCATTTGGAGCTTCATGAGTTCCAACTGCTGTGCCATCTCCTGAACCTGTGCTTGTTTTGGATCAGGTTGTAGAGATTGCATAACGGCTTGTTTAAGTTCGTCCCTGTTACTTAAGGAACTGTTCTCAAAGATGGACAGAAGGAGAATACCAAATGCAGGTGTCCCTTGTTGTGTCATGGACAACAACTGGATCATCTGAGTCATCTCTAGTTCCTTAGCCATAATACCCATACTGGAGTAGGCAATGAATTTATAGTCCCCTGTGGGATACCTGGAGGGATCAAACTGTATGTATCTCCAAGCGGCCTTATTAATCATGGGGATTAAGAAGTTCTCTTGGAAGTTCATAATGGTACGCTTCTGGCGCTTAATGGACGCTGCCTGAAGCATCGACATCCCACTTGCCGTGGAGTTACGTGGGTTCGTAAAGTTACTTGTGGCACTGTCCATAGCACCAGTACCCATCTGAACCATACGTTCCATCTCACTGGCCTCAGTAAAGGTGGACTGTGCTATTTGACCAAAGTTTATAGGCATTAAGGTTTGCCTTGGGTCACCATTGGTCAAGATAGTCTTACCCGCCTTGACTTCAAACTTAACACCTCTTGGTAATCTAGTGGCGTCAACACCCATCATAGGATGGACAGTAAGAGCCATACCGTCAATACGCGCCCTTAATTCAGCGTCCAAAGCCTTCTGTGGATTGTATCCCTTCTCTGCGACACCTCTGCCCCAAAACTTATTGGGGACACGATCCAATTGGAAGGCCATAAATGGACGATCTCCCATTAGATACGGGTTCTCAGAAGCCTTCAAGACGGCGTAGTCGTTGGCAATAATAACTACTGCTTCGACTAATTCATCATCATCGTAATCAAAACTATCTCCAGTCGTGGACTTAGAGGCATCAAGGAACTTCTTAGGGACTCTCCCCCAGTACTCCGTAATCTTAACCTTATCGTCATCGGTCTCCTGAGAGTTAGTCTCCTCATCAAAGCCCATGTCGGCTGTATCATAACTGCCTATAGGTTTGTCCTCATAGATACCTTCTCTGATACCCTCTATAATCTCGTACTTAGGCTTGATGACTACCTGGGCAACGCCTAGGGCTTCATCAATACATGTAGCCGTAGGGTCTATGGCGAACTCTTTAGGTGTTAGGGACTCAACTCTGACCGTAACTTTGTCTTCCTCATACACCACAGTGTCCGTAGTGAGTGTATTGGGGATGGGAGACTCCTTGGCACTCTTTACTGTCTCTTCATCCACTCTAATCTTAGCTATACCTGTACCAAAGATGGCTGCATTAAGGATGGACTCAACTACTGCGTCCTTAACTTTAGCCCTGTCCAAGTCCTCCTGAAGATTCTTTTTGACTACCTTAACGTCAGTCTGATCCTGATCATTAATATCGTCCCTTAGGTCAAACCACTGTTCCCTGCCAAATACAGCTTCCTCTAGTTCAGCCACAATGGCCTCAATAGCTTGCTGTGTCGCAGGGGCAATAAGTTTGGACTTCTCTGAGTTATGTTGTTTATCCTCATGCGCCCAGATACCACGCCAGATACGATAGTATTCGTCCCAACTGTCACGGTAATTCGTATTCCGGTGGTCTTCCCACTGAGTAACTCTATCGACAACCCAAGAAGCGAGTGAGGCCTGAGGGTCATTGTATGCTAAGTCTTTATTGTTTGAACTCATTTAAATTAATACCCCGATACGGTGTCCATTGGTTCCCATTCCTCTAAATCTATTGATGTAGCGAAATCCGCTACTGAAACTTGGTCTATGTAGGCCAGTGAGTCAAGTAAGTCATCATGGGCCAAAGGTGAAGGAAAGTCAAGCATTTGTGAAACAAAGTGATGGTTCCAATCTGCCTTACGGAACTTGATCTTACCGTGTTCCATACGCCCCTGTAGCGCCCATACTATCCTGTCCTGCTTCTTCTTACCACCGTGGCTAACGTCAGTAATATTGACCCACCTACCACGTATTCTCATCTCGTCCTCTATGTAGGGCATAATGGCGTTCTTAAGAGCGCCTGACTCAATCCCTACCGTAGTGGCTTTTACGTCCTCCGCAATGTCCAAAATCTTACTGGCTGTCTCCTTAATACCCCATCTACCATGATGTATATCTTTGACTAACCATTCGTCTTGGACTATCTTAACTACACTTATTGCAGTTTCGTCCAGCTTAGAACTCTTTAGACCTCTGTCCTTATTGGCCTTCTCATAACCCGCCGGATCGACTGAGATGACATAATGCCCTTGGGTCTTTACGTCATCAAAATTATCTTCGTCTACGTATCTAACCCATTCTTCCCTAAAGACTCCTCCTGTGAAGGACTCAAATGTTGCCTCAAACTCTTGTCTGAAGGCTTGGGTAGACATATTCTTCTTTGCTGCTTCGATCTCCTTTGGGTCCAGAAAGGTATTGTCCGTCGAATTGAACTGAAATGCTTCCCACTCCTCTGCATTCTCTTCCTTCTGTGCGTCAACCCAAAGTTGCCAAAAGTGGTTCTTACCTGCAGGAGTCCCTATGAATAAAGCCTCACCCTTAACGTCAGCCAGAGTGGGCCTAAGGATCATCTCCCAGACCTCAGGCTTCATTGAGGCATATTCATCCATTACGACATAACTAAGACCTACACCTCGTAACGTATCTGGCCTGTCTGACCCCTTTAAGTATATCTTCCTATCATTAATCAGAGTAAGTGTTGCAGTATTCTCATGTGCCGACTTAATTACGTCCTTACCAACCGTCTTAAGGATGGACCAAAGGATGTCCTTGGCCTGTTGGAATGTAGGGGCAACATAAAATACGTCCTTATCTGTTGACTGTAGGGCCTTGATTATTAGGACCCATGCCGCTAAGTAGGACTTACCGAACCTACGACCACATGAGGCCACTTTGAACCTCTTTGGAGACTTAAATATCTCCATTTGTGCCTCATGAAGTGAGACTTTAAGATCAGCCATTGTCTAGGACTTCGCCCTCAATGATCTTAAACTCTTCCTCTTCCTTCTTCTCTATGGCCTTAACACCTTCAACTATGATATTAATACCTAGGTCCTGGTGGTCATGGGTAATCTCAACTGCCTTGGAAGTCGGAATAATTCTGTCTAGACACATCTTTAAACAATGTCGATCACCCTCAAGTGCCATCTCAATAACTTTATTGACAATCTCAGGACCCCTGTCCGACATTAACTTTCTGGACAACTTAGTGTATTTATTTACAGAACCCTTCTTCCTGCCTTCGGGATTCATAGGGGGCATACCTTTATAGAAATTAGGATTCCCCGGAGGTCTCTTTTTCGTAGGTAGTGTCGAGTCGTCTTTAGTAGTAGACATAAATATATTCCTTTAAACTTTTACCTTAATAAAAAAGACACAACACTATTACTCTTCAGATAGGTCTACTTAAGTAGTCCTTAGGAGCAAGGTGTGAAGTAGAATTAAGGGAGATTTAAGGTATTTAACTTAATGAATTTATTTAAGGAGTAAGTGTTTTTCATGAGTTAATAACTTAATGGTTTTAACAAAATGATTACCCCTCATGTAGAGTACTTGTTGCTTAAGTAGTGTAGCTTACGGTATACACCTATTATAGCATATTTAGCACCAAAAGTCAACCCTTAAAGTATATCTTTATTCTTCTTTTATTATTCCTTAGGTACTCCTTAGGTATACCCGCAAATATCCACTTGTCAAGCTTTATCTTCACATTAGTACCACTTTTGTTACTTTAGGGATAACAAATAGATAACTTATCTGCCTAAATTATAGGCATAATTACCTATGTTGACCTAAGTAGACCTAAGTAGACCTAAGTAGACCTAGGGAGTCCAAATTGCTTCCCATGTGATCCTGAGTGTATTACAATAATTATCCTTAGGCTCCAGGGGTCCCCCCCCACAACTACATAGGTAGTTACATAGGTCAACATAGGTGTCCTAAGTAACTACATAGGTAGTTACATAGGTCAACATAGGTGTCCTAAGTAACTACATAGGTAGTTACATAGGTAGAACTTGGCATGGTTATTGCATAGGTGCAACATTGGTGCCACCTAGGTACTCCTTAGGTGCATGGCAGGTATGCAGTGGTTGCATAGGTAGACCTAAGGAGTGGCATGTGGATTGCATGGGGAGAACTTGAGGAGAAAGTATGCATGAGTATGGTTATTCTCAGGTCATCTCAGGTCATCTCAGGTCATCTCAGGGACACACTGCAGGGATGTATATATATATTGTATAGCACGATAAGGTATAACATAAGGGCAATCCTGTTATTCAATAGTAATATAGCTAAACATGCTTTAACTATTGATAATGATATTGAGGTGCTGCTATAGTCCTAAGATCAAATTAACCAATTGAGAGGGTTTTACCTATGCATACATATTTATTCAGCCAAGGCGGTTTGTCATTCTATGAGCATGGCACCTATGGAGATGAAGAGGCGCTACTAGTTAAATTCAATGATCTATATATTGATAGTGGTTTTTGGGACAAACCAAGCTTTGAAGAGGCGGAAGATTTATTGAATGACCTTAAGTTACGCAATCCGGTTAAAGTATCGTTAGGATAGCCTCCTTTGGATTCCACTAGTGATCACAAGATTGCTAGTGGAGACCTAAGCAGACTACCAACCAACCAACTAAAGGAGTGACATATTATGCTTTTAATGAATGTACGGTTTAAATTAACTGAGGAAAAGTTTAATCAGGTAGACGATAATGATATTGATAGTATTCTCGAACAAGTTAATGATCTATTGGATACTTTAGGAAATCAATTGCCTGATGGTGTTAAGCTAGATAAAGACTAACCTCTTTAGCACTTCACTGGTAACACATAAGAAATCCAGTGAAGATCTAAGCAGGTTAACAATACAAAGAGTATTGACAATGATACGCAATAGGTATAGAGATAAGCTTGTTAAAATATGCATGAATAATGCAACAAAGGAAGGGTATAGTACAATGGATATGAATAGAGATTGCCAAGAATACGTCGACTTAATTAATGGGACACCTAACGGATGGGGACAATATATGCACCCTGTTTACGGACAAAGCCATAGTTTCCTAAGGGTTATATATAATCGTTGGGGTAAGGATAATGTCGATAACGTATTAATGGATATATGGGAAAAAGCGAAAGGTGAAACCAATGTTAGTTAAAGAAGCAATTGAATTCGGTAAAGTATCCAAGGGTAATTCTAAAATGCCAGGGACAAGCTACGCCATTGACGCATTCGCTTGTAAAACAGGTTCAAAGCTTGCCATGGTTAAAGGTACTCCATGCAATCAATGCTACGCTAGGAAACTGCAGAAACTGCGCCCTAGTGTAGACAAAGGATGGAAAGCTAATCTGGAGAAGTGGAATAGAGCCAGGACGGAACAATGGGTTCAGGCAATGGTATTTCAAATAGAACGTAACGGGACAAGTTACCATCGCTGGTTTGATAGTGGTGATTTACAGTCTAAAAAGATGCTAATGGCCATTGTACGTGTCGCTAGGTTAACACCTCAGGTCAACCACTGGTTACCTACTCAGGAACGCGATATGCTCAAAGGGGTTGAATTGCCGGATAACCTAGTGGTTCGCCTGAGTGGTTCTAAGGTTAACGGTATCGCCCCTAATGGACTCAATACGTCTACTGTATTTGACAAGGTGGGGGAAGCTATAGGGCATGAGTGTCCAGCACCTCAACAAGGCGGTAAATGTGACCAATGTCGTGCATGTTGGTCTAAACAGGTCAAGAATGTAGCCTATAGGAAACACTAATAAAGGAGATTAGAACAATGTTTTTATTCAGGCGATATATCGAATATAATAGAGGTCAGCGTTTTAAAGTAACTACAATTGTAGTTGCGGGGATTAGATTGCTAAAGATACGCAAGAAAATTAGGCGCAGGGATAGAGTTAACTGGATAGAGGTAATATTATGAGTAGTGAGAAAAGGAATAGCAGCTATGCATAAATTATATGAAGATTATGTTATTTTTGTATTGCTATTTTTGCGGCAGTAGTGTATAATTAAATTCTTCATTAACTCGTTTAAACTAAGATTGGAGTAATGTGTTATGACTATTAAACAGAAGAACGTAATCAGCAAGTCACGGGATAAAGATAACCCATATGCGATTTTTAAGGGTATTGGTCCATTTGGTGACACTGAGGTAAGAGTACTTAAAGCATACCAAAAACCCGCCTTAGAGAACGAAAACAACTATGCTCGTTGGTTCATTGCGGTCAAATCAGACTACACATACGACAGATATGACCTTGGGGACAGTTATATCAATGATTGTGTTAGAGGGTTAGAATTAACCTTTGCCAGTGATCAGTTTAAAGAGAACTATTGGTATGATTTCAACGACTTACAACAAAGGGCTGGTTTCTTTGTTAAGGTGTCACAAAGGGAGGATTAGAAAACAGGCAACTAATCAGCGGTTGAACATCAATTTTTTCAATGGTGGAAAAGTTGACATAATGAAAGGAATAAAGTTATGAGTTCGGAGAAAAGAACGGCTAAGAATAAGTATCGTTTAGGATGGCAAGAATACGGTAATGCCGAAGAATTGCTTGACAAGTTAGACAAATTAGTAGTAGAACCTATGAGAAATGCAGTAGAACTAGATGGTGATATGTACCTTAGTGACTTTAGAAAACTCACGGCTGCAAGCTGGACATTACAGAATAGGAAAGAGTAGACCAATGAATGAACTATATTATGATATATTTACCAATGACAAAGACGAAATCATTGACGATCTATGGGAATATGAACTCCATTTTATTGCCCATGCCGACATAATGAAGCTTGCTGAAAGCCATTTTAAGGAGGCTCTAAAGGGTATGTCGATGCAGGAAGTACTGGACCACCATAAAAAAGTGATAGGGGACAGAGACAATGCGCTGTAGGATATGCGATAAACGTTTAGCCCATGACGAATTAACTATTAAAGACGATAATGGTGAGTTTAGGGACACTTGTTCGATCTGTAATCAAGTGACAAATAAGACACAGTTAGAGGATAATTCTCTGTTTGATCCACTAGGTTTGAAAATACCTATTGACATTATAGACGAATGGGAGTAGAATAACTTAAGTAGTCATAAGGATAACTTAGTTTGATAACTTTAAGTTTATACTCCTTATGACTACTTAAGACAACTTAAGAAGAGAGAAAAGCAATGGTTAAAAAGCAACGGAAAGTACTTAAGAAGAGAAATTACCAGAAAGTGATTATGGATAGGTATTATCGGCCTAAGGTTTTTCGGCATCGTAAGCGGTCCTTAGGAGCTAAAGACGCCGATCAACAGATTAGAGATTTTTACAGAGGAGTAGACTAATGCAGTATCAAATTTTTGTAGTCACCGAAGAGGTCTGGAAGAGTGTTAGTATAGGTGCTTACTTCCAGGGTGGTATTTGTGTAGACGGTACTTATGACGATGAGCTTGACAAACATCTTCTAATTACCCGGCATAGTGACGAATTAGGGCGCATCGAGCCAACGGAGCCACTGGGTAATGAGTTATGAAACTGTTTTTCACAGTATACATAATGTTCATGTCGAGTAATGGACAATTACAGTGGAAACCTTTACCTTATTCCCCTATTGCAATGACTGAGGACGTATGCGAGAATACAGCAAGTAGGATTAGGTACACAATGGGGAATAAGAGCTACATAGCGGGACACCATAAGCATACAATGACTTTGGTTTGTCTCCCCTATAGGCTACAGAGGTCCATTAAGGGTGAAGAGGAACTAAGTAGTGATAAAATTAACTAAACCACAACGTACTGAGGTTAACGAGAGGCTAAAGTACATCAAGGAACATGACCTAGGTGCTACGTCCAGTTTCCTAATGATTAATAACGTAGTTCATAATTATGATGTCGCACTTGAGATACTAAAGAAGGAAGGACCTAAAGATGCTTAATGAAACAAATGAATATACCGAAGCATTTGACCAAGGGGCCGACTGGCAATTGACTAGATGCACTGAGATTGTCAGTCAGGTAATCCGTTTACAGACCATGGTAACCCCTGACGATGAAAAACTAGTGAATAAGTTGCATACTATTATAGAGATGATGGAGTGTAGAGAATAAAACACTTGACAAACAAAATTAGACATGCTATTATATTGGTAGTTAATCAGAAAACAGGAGTTAAACACATGACACAATTACAAATGTTGAATAAACATTTTAACGCAGGTCGTAGCATCTCGAACTATGAAGCACGTGACCTGTACCGCATTATTTCACTGTCTCGTCGGATTAATGATCTAGAGGAACAGGGAGTAGTGATCAACCGGGTTCGTAAGACAGACCCTACCGGACGTAAGTACGTTCGTTATTCCAAAGCAGCCTAAGGAGGGCTAAAGATATGATTACAGAGGGTATCGTGGCGTTTTCTGATCTTCAGGAAACAGAAAAGTTTAATGGTCAGGACACTGGCAAATACAGCATCGTCCTCACCCTTGAGGCAGAGGAAGCCGAAGCGGTGGAGAGTGAAGGTGTCCACCTTAGGGAATACCAAAACCAGAAGCAACGGAAGTTTGTAACTAAGTATCCTGACTTTCAGGTACTGGATGTGGAAGGTGAACCTACCAGTAAACAGATTCCCTATGGTTCCAAAGTTAAGGTCATGTGGACTCCGGGTAAGGCACACCCTACACACGGTGTGGCTCCGTACTTCAAGAAGATCAAAGTCTTGGAGTTAGCCATTCATGATACTGACGATGTGGATGATGAGGACTTTTAACTAACACACCGTAGGAGAGCTATAGTGGAGAGAGGGGAGGAAGTGTCCTGTGTCCTTGATCAAGAGACTCCCTCCCCGCCAATGACTACTTAAGGAGAACACAAGTGCTACAGAAAGTTGAAAGCAAAGAGATACGTAAGGAGCCTTGTCCTAGGTGCCGTGAGTCAGGGCATGACCGTAAGGGTGATAACCTAGGTGTCTTTGACGATGGTCATGTGTACTGCTACAAATGTGGTCACTATGCCAATGGTAATGGAGTAACTACAAACGTAGTTGAACATAGAGAGAAAGGTAATTTTGAGATGTCCGGTGTAGCTGGTCCAATTAAGGACAGACGTATTTCACAGAGGATTGTGGAGAAGTTTGGTGTTACCTTGGAGTACAAAGGGACTGATATAGTTAAGCACCACTACCCTTACTACAATAGAGATACTGGTAAAATGTCCGGTGTCAAGACTAGAATTGTGAACAACAAAACATTCCCTTATCAAGGGGACTCAAGCAACTTAGCTTTGTTTGGTCAACATCTGTACGGTGAGGGAGGTAGGGCAGTCACCATCACTGAGGGTGAGATCGACGCCATGGCAGTCAGTGAGATGTTCGACGGTAAGTGGCCCGTAGTGTCCATTAGGACTGGTGCGGCAGGTGCAAAGACTGACATTAAAAACAACCTAGAATGGCTTGAGAGCTTTGAGTCCATAGTACTCTGCTTTGACAATGATGATGCCGGATCGAAGGCTTTGGATCAAGTGCTACCTTTGTTCTCTCATGGTAAGGCCAAGGTGGTTAAGTTACCCCTTAAGGACGCAGGGGAGATGCTTGTGCAGGGTAAGCTACAGGAGTTCACAAGGGCTTGGTGGGACGCAAAACCCTACAAACCCTCTGGGCTAATCAATGGGGCCGACCTCTATGATCGTATCATTAATTCCCCTATTGTGGAGAGTGTCCCCTATCCATGGTCCTGCCTTAACATACTTACTCACGGGTTCAGACCTAAGGAGTTAGTTACCTTTACGTCAGGCTCTGGCATGGGTAAGTCTCAGGTGACCAGAGAGTTAAGCCATTATCTACTACGGCAGACCAGTGATAACATTGGCATTATGGCGCTTGAGGAATCCGTAGACCTAACGGGTAAGGGTATCATGTCCATTGAGGCTAACCTTCCACTGCCTACACTCAGGAATGACCCGGACATACCAAAGTCTGATCATATTAAATGGTTCAACATGACCTTAGGTACGGGTAGGTTCACCTTGATGGAGCATTTTGGCAGCACCGGAGAGGACAATCTCCTGTCCAAGCTAAGGTACATGATTAAAGGGACTGACTGTAAGTGGGTCATTATCGACCACCTAAGCATCATTGTGTCTGATCAGGAGAACAACGACGAGCGTAAGGCTATCGACAGTATTATGACTAAGTTCCGTACCATTGTGGAGGAGACTGGTGTAGGTATCTTCCTAGTGTCCCATCTTAAGAGGCCTGACGGTAAGGCCCATGAGGACGGCGGTAAGATTTCACTTGGTCAGTTGAGGGGTTCAGCCGCCATAGCTCAGTTGTCCGATATGGTCATTGGGTTAGAGAGAGATCAGCAACATGAGGACCTAACCATACGTAACACCACTACCGTAAGGGTACTTAAGAATCGCTACAGTGGTGAGACCGGACCTGCTTGTTACCTTTTGTACGACAGGGATACAGGGCGTATGGTAGAGACTTGTAACCCAGAGACAGGGGACGTTGATGATGAAGAATTTTAAAGCATGGGCCTCAGTTTATTCAAAGGGTAAGTTCTATGCCGATATGGGAAAATGGAATAAACAGATTTACTTAGATAACAGATGTGATTCATCCTGTGAATGTTGTTGGACTAAATACCCTATAGAGTTATTACATTTCCATCACCCTGTCCCTGCCGACAAAGTAATGAAGGTAGACGTAACGAGGTGGAGAGGGGTTAAAGGGCCTTCACAAAAATCCCTTGACGAAGCCAATAAATGTGTGGTTCTATGTGGACCTTGTCACGATCTTGAGCATATAGCTTGGAAATTTAACGAGAGTATTTTAGATGACGAAGAAACTTATCTTAGATATAGAGACCACAGAGCTAGTGAACCGAAACGTGGGGACTATCTGGATGATGGGTACAAAGGACCTGCAGACGAACCAGATCAAGCACTACTTTCCCCTTCATGATTTAGAGGAGATTAAAAATGATCTTGCTGGATATACTCATATTATTGGTCACAATGTTATAGGGTTTGATCTTCCCGTACTTGAGGAGCATCTGGGGTTGGACTTTAGTGGACATGAGATTATAGATACTTTGGTCCTATCTAGACTTTTCAATCCTCAACTAGAGGACGGTCATAGTCTTAAGGCATGGGGTGATCGACTTAAGTCTCCCAAGGGAGACCATGATGATTGGACACAACTGTCCCCTGAGATGATTAAGTACTGCGAAAGGGACTTGGATTTAACCCATCACGTTTATACTACTCTTATTAAAAAGCTTGAGTCATTTACAGGGGAGTCCGTAGAGCTAGAGCATGAGGTACAGAAGATAATCACAAAGCAAGTGGACAATGGTTGGCTTGTGGATCAACGTAAGCTACATGATCTACAGGCCAAACTTAAGGAACGTAAGATGGAACTAGAGGACGAGGTACATGAGAAGTTCATCCCTCTACCTACGTCAACTGAAGAAACTATAGAGCCTGAGTTAATAAAGGGCGGATCACGTTATAAAATCACTAATATTAAGTTCTTAGGTGATGATATGTGCAACGTAGGTGGTCCCTTTACAAGAGTTGATTGGAATGAATTCAACTTAGGTTCTCGTCAACAGATAGCAAGACACCTTGAGTTCTACGGGTGGAAACCTAAGGACTTTACTCCCACAGGTAGACCTTTGGTGGACGAGGAGGTACTTAGTAAGGTGAATATACCTGAGGCTCAGTTAATAGCTGAGTACCTTATGATAGTCAAGAGAGTTGGGATGGTGGACTCATGGCTTGAGAAGACTGAGGAAGACGGAAGAGTACATGGTAGTGTGAATACAATAGGCGCAGTGACCGGGAGAATGACCCATAGTGGCCCTAATGTGGCCCAGGTCCCCGCAAGTTACTCACCCTATGGAAAGGAATGCCGTAGTTGCTGGACAGTCCCAGAGGGTTACAAACTAGTTGGTGTCGATGCGTCTGGGTTAGAACTACGCATGTTGGCACATTACATGAATGATAAGGAGTACACTAATGAAGTCATTAATGGAGACATACACACAGCAAATCAAATCGCTACTGGACTTACAACAAGAGACAACGCTAAAACTTTTATCTACGCTTTCCTCTATGGAGCGGGAGATTCTAAAATCGGGTCTATCGTCGGAGGTTCTAAAAAAGATGGCGCAAGACTTAAAGACGAGTTCCTCCGAAATACACCAGCTTTACGAGACCTACGGGAACGAGTGGAAAGAGTCGTTAATACAAAAGGATATCTTGTGGGGTTGGACGGAAGGAAACTAATCATCAGGTCACCACATGCGGCACTTAATACACTTCTACAGTCAGCCGGTGCAATTATTATGAAAAAGGCATTGACAACATTAGATACATATGCTAAAATACATAATATAGAATACAGATTTGTAGCCAACGTACATGATGAATTCCAAACTGAAGTAGTTAAGAAACAGGCAGAGGAATTTGGTTGGTTGGCAGTGGAGTGTATTAAGGACGCAGGAATTAAGTTTAACATGAGATGCCCCTTAGATGGGGACTACAAGATAGGAACTAACTGGGCAGAAACCCACTAACAAAGGAAGTGATATGACTGAAGAGAAAACATTAGACACATTAGTAGAGGACATTTACACGCTGATGCAGAATAAGAATACTGCCAAGGGTGTTGATACATCAAAGGAGATCGAACGCTTTGGTGAGGCAATGAAGGACCTCATGAAGAAGGAGTTCTTACCTTCTGATCGGAACTACGGTAATGGTAACCTTCGCCTATCCGCCATTGGTAAACCTGACCTACAACAATGGTTCGCTACTAATAAGTACACAGGCGAGAAGATACAACCCAAGACCCTGATCAAGTTCATGTATGGTCATATGATCGAGGAGTTCTTACTCATGCTGGTACGCCTGAGTGGACATGAGGTGACTGACGAACAGAAGAAGGTTTCCGTAGGTGGTATTGATGGACATATGGACTGTAAGATTGACGGTACGGTTATTGACGTAAAGTCCACCACTAATTTTGGAATTAAGAAGTTCCAAGATCGTACCTTAGCCTCTAATGATAGCTTTGGTTATGTCGATCAGTGTAAAGCATACGCCCATGCAGAAGGGGACACCAAGTTTGGTTGGTTAGCTATGGACAAACAGAACGGCACTCTCTCTGTCCTCACATATGACCTTGCCGACAAGGACGATCCTATGTATGAGTTCTACTCAAGTGACATTGAGGAACGTGTTAAACATGTAAAGCAATGTGTCGTAAAGGAAGACCGTCCCTTTCGATGCGACTCGCCTGTGGAGGACGGGAAATCAGGCAACTTAAAACTGCCTACTATTTGCTCGTACTGCAAATACAAGAGACATTGTTATCCAGAAGTGCGAGGTTTCTATACTGGCAGTGGTCCAAAGTTCTTAACTACTGTAGTAAACGCCCCTAAGAATAGAGCCGGGGTGCAACAACCTGAGATTAATTTAGATAAAGGAGAAGTAGACTATGGTTAAAAAAACTGCAATGATCAGACGGACACCGACACGATTAGAGCATTTCATCACCGACATGAATGAGCTTCTTGACGAAGGGTGGGAGTTCGACGGACCAGTCATTTTAAACCAATCGACAGGAGAACTATTCCGTTTCTTTGTTAAGGAGGGTAAACAACCAAAGAGTAAGGCCAGTGCCAAAGCAACCAAAGTACAGGAATAAGTTCGAGGAGGAGTGTGGTAAGGCCTTATCGGGTCTTGCTACCTACGAACCACACAAGGTTCCCTATGTGGTACACAGGGAATACATACCTGACTTTGTAGGTCGATCCAAGAACAACATAGAGACACTTGTTGAGGCCAAGGGGTACTTTAGGGTAGGAGATATTCAGAAGTACAAAGCCATTAGGGACTCGTTACCAAAGAAGAAACAATTAGTATTCATTCTTCATAACCCAAACAAGAAGGTACGTAAAGGTGGAAGGTTAACGATGGCACAATGGTGTGACAAGGAAGGGATTAAGTGGTACACTTTGGAGGACAGTAGAGATGCCTTTAAATAACCAGCAATTCCTAAATAGATTAGCGGTACTGACTGACCCTTCCCTATTATGTGACATACTGGACATCAGTACGGAGGACATCATAGAACGCTTTGAGGACTACATAGAGGACTACATGAAGGTTCTAAGAGAAGCCTATGACGTTGATATTGAAATTGACTATGAAGAGGAAGAAATAGATGGATGATATGTCGGAACCTATGTTTATGTTCCCACCGGACATCTTAGTGGGACGTATGGAGCAGGTGAGGAAACTTGTGGAGACTATGCAGTCACATGCGTTTGCCGCTGAGGAACTAACGTCACTTAGACAGGCAGTAACTCTATTGTTGGACAGTTGTTCTACGCCTGACCCTAAGGACACCCAACTACCGGACAACGTAACCACATTGAAACACTAGACTGGAGAGTTAAATGGTAAGTGCAGTAGAGTACATGAAGAAACAACCCGTGTTGGAACAACAAATAGGTGGTAAGCACTACAAAGATATGGTTATCCAACCCATTGAGTTCATTCATAGGAACAAGTTAGGATGGTGTGAAGGTAACATCGTTAAGTACATATGTAGACATGAACAGAAGGGTCAGATAGAGGACCTAGACAAGGTTATCCACTACGCTGAGTTGGCTAAGGAACTTTATTATGATACGTAAGTACTTCTGGAGATCATACCCTGTACGTATGTTTGCCAGAGGGATACATAAACTTGATAACTATCTATGGATAAAACAATGGAAAAGACCATGAGTAAGTATGGACCACAAGTACCTGCCTGTTCAGAGCTACACGCTATGAAGTACAGGCTACCCAATGAATCGTTTGAAGAAGCCAAAGCTAGAGAGGCAGCGGCAATGGGAGATACTGATGAACACAGGAAGAGTTACAAAGACATTATCATGGATCAAAGGTATATGGCAGCGGGCCGTGTACAATCCGCGATGGGGTCTCCAAGGAGTATTACTGCGTACAACTGCTTTGTTTCCGGTAACATCGAAGACTCTATGGACACTATCATGCAACGAGCCAGTGAAGCTGCTGAAACGATGCGTCGAGGAGGTGGTATTGGGTTTGATTTCAGTCGTATTCGCCCTAGTGGTGATCGTATTGTGTCTCTTGGTAGTTCTGCTAGTGGCCCTGTATCATTCATGCAAATCTATGATGCAGTATGTAGTGTCATTGTTTCATCAGGACACCGACGAGGGGCCATGATGGGTGTGCTACGTATAGATCATCCTGACATTGAGGAGTTTATACGGGCTAAGAAGAACGACAACCGCCTAACTAACTTCAACATCTCTATAGGTGTAACTGATGAGTTCATGAACTGTGTAGTTAAGAAACTACCGTTCATGCTTAGGTTTGGTGGTAAAGATTATGGCTCTATCGATGCGTCCATGCTATGGGATGAGATTATGCGTAACAACTGGGACTGGGCAGAACCGGGAGTGATCTTTATTGATCAGATCAACAGAGAGAACAACCTACACTACTGTGAAACTATTGAGGCCACTAACCCCTGTGGTGAGCAACCTCTACCACCTTACGGTGCCTGTCTGTTAGGTAGCTTTAATATGGTTAAGTACGTAACTGTAGTAAACAACCCTTACCTTACTGAAAAAGAGGAGGAGAACTACTTTAACTTCAAACAGCTAAAGGAGGACATCCCTCATGTTGTTCGTGCTATGGACAATGTTATTGATAGGACTGAGTACCCTCTTGATGCTCAGTCTAAGGAAGCAAAGAGGAAACGCAGGATGGGGCTTGGTATTACCGGTCTTGCTAACTGCCTCACTCTCTTAGGGTTCCGCTATGGCTCATCTGATAGTATCAAGTTCATCCGTAAACTTATGAAGACCCTGACGTACACATGCTATGCTGCTTCGTCAGACTTAGCCAAGGAGAAGGGTTCATTCCCGGCATACAAAGAGAAGGAGTATTTAGATGGTGGGTTTATTACAAGACTACCCGAAGACCTCAAGCGTAAGATCAAAGATCAAGGAATACGTAACTCACACCTCATTAGCATTGCGCCTACGGGTACTATTAGTTTCACTGCTGATAATATCTCTAGTGGTATTGAGCCTGTGTTTGCTTTAGAGTATGATCGTACTGTACAGAACGAAGGAGGTACCTCTATCGTACAGATGCAAGACTACGTCTATCGTAACTTCGGTATCAAGGGTGAGACTGTAGCTGACCTTGAACCTATTAACCACTTACATGTACAAGGTGTTGTACAATACTACGTAGACAGTGCAGTATCTAAGACTATCAATGTGGGTGATGACACTACGTTTGATGAGTTCAAGTCTATCTACCACACAGCATGGAAGACTAAGCTAAAGGGATGCACAACCTTCAGACTTGCCGGTAAGAGATACGGCATCATGAATACAACAGAGGAGCAAGAGGGTGCAGCTTGCTTCATAGACCCTGATACAGGTGATAAGGAGTGTGGCCAATGAAGACTTATGAAGTGACTACAAAACAACGTAACACAATGGTGGTTGAAGCGGACGATTTCTCAAGTTACGATGGAGTACTTTCGTTCTCCCGTTACAACGTAGAGAAGCAACGTAACGAGGAGTTCTACTCCATGAACAAGGACGAATGGGTCACTGTTAGAGTGGTTGAGAAAACCAAATGACAAGACCCTGTAAGAAGTGTCCCTACGGTAAGTGTCCTGATTGTCCCACTAGGGAGGACTAGTTTTGAAACCTAAGAAACCTATAGACACTTCCTACTTCACTCTCCTTGGACAACTTAGGCCCAAGGATCAAGCCAAGATCAATGATAAGGTTATATGGGCCGCTATGGAACTTGAATGGGAGGAGCTAGGTAAGTGGTCTGTGGGTACTAAGGCACATATCGAGTCCAGAGCCAAGCAGCTTATCATAGATTGGAAACGTGAGGGGTGGGCCAAGGCGTACAACAGGTTTAAAGTAGCCATTATAGCACAAAAGCCCTCCGTTGAGGAAGGCTCTAAAGAGGCTATACACCCCTTGCCTGATCACATGATCATGGATATGCCAGTCAAGACCACTACGAATAGAGACATACTGACTGAACTGGAGGAATTAGGTACTTTCTTTACTGGTTTTCCCCCTATTCCTGAGTTCCTAAGGCGCTAAAGTGGTAGGGCAAGTACCCATGCTACCTTACCCTACCAGTTTATCCTGAATTATCCTTTAGAAACAAGGGGTAATTTGCCCAAAATAGGGGGTTTAACCTTTTCTATAGTGTTTCGTATGTAGCCAGAAGGACCTACAGAGGTAGCGTTCTCTGGCTATAATACGTTTTAGGAAGGTACGACAGGTCATCTACTTTTCCTTAGCTTCTTATTGTACTTCTTAGCCCCACCAAAGGCCCTTGAGTGTAACGTCCTGCCTATGATGGGTACTGACTTAGCGGTCTTAGTGAAGTCACCCGTCATTAGGGACTGTATCCCTTGGAACACAGGCAATGGTATGTCAGTAAGGTTATCCGCAAAACCAGCTAAGTCCCCCTGCTTAAGGAACTTATCACCTGCGTACTTGTTGACACCAAAGGCACCCGCCAAAGCATAGACAGCGTCCCATCCTAAGTCCTCAGGTTTAATGTCCCTACCTAATATCCAATCCTTTGTCTTGTCCACGCCTAAACCACCGGCTGACATGAAGGCGGCAACCTTACCTGCCTTAGCCATTACCTTAGCCTTAGCTCTTTTACTACCTGCCTTCTTAAACTCCTGATATAGATTACGTCTGACCAAGTCGTACTGCTTAAGGGTAAAGGACTTGAGCATATAGAATATCCTGCCATTAGGGTTGTTCATATAGGCGGCGGGGTACTCACTGTAGGAGATGGGCTGATGCTCAGATAGCTTAGTAAACATATGGAGGTTAGTAAGTTCAGTCTTCTCACCTCTCTGAAGTTGACCTATGATAGTGTCAATTTCAGGACCATATATGTCTCCCCATTTCTCTTTGAACTTATCGACACCTTTCTGAGTGTTCAATTGCTTACTGTACTTTTTCTTAACTGCATTCATTAAGGTCTCTTTACCAAACCTATCTATCTTCTTAAAACCAGTAACCTTAAGGACACTGTTGAGTGTTTTGGAGAACTTACCTGAGTCACCTAGTTCTCTGGCAATACTGTCCGCCATACCTATGTCGTCCAGTTTGAAGTCCTTGGCTTTGAATGCGGCCTTGATGGTATTACCAAACCCATGATAACCCATGATGTTAGTTGTGTCCGCAATCTGTGTTAGGGTGGACATGAAGTCCCCAAGTGTACCTATGTAACCTAAGTTCTTTATACCAATCAATGCACCATGCATCTGCTTCCCGTCACTAGACCACCTAGCACCTAAGACCTTCTGTAGTTCTAATGCCTGATCAGTAGTGAGGTTACCCCTAGCATTCATCTCTTCCACTAGTGTAGAGATAGAGGCGTTTACGTCCATCCCTGAAGCGTCATCAAGATCATCCACCACAGTCTTACCAAAGAACTTCTTACGTTCCACATGGTTAACTGAGGACCTAATGTAGGACTGAAGTGCATGGACAGGGGACTCATAATGCTTCATCAGTTCAACACTTAAGTCCTCAGGTCCCAACATTCTTTGCTTAGTATTCCTAGGCCCTACGTCAGACTTATCAAAGTTCTTCCCCTTGATAACCTTCTCTATAGCTCTATCTCTTTCTGTGTCAGTAAGTTGTCCCACTGTCTTTTTCTTACTTGCGGCTACTTTCTCCAGTTCCTTAGTAAATATGTTTCTTTGTTTGACACCAAGTCCCTTAAGTATACCTTCGTAGCTCTTGACACTGGAGGGGAAGTAGTTCTCTACGTCCACCTTATGACCATTAGCGGCCAACTCCTCACCTAAGTCAGTCAACACTTGCTTAACGTCATCGAATGGACGTATGACCATCCTGGTGGGGCCTGTAGTAGTCTCAAGTAACTGAGGTGCCTTGGCTCTCATCCAACTCTCGGCTGCGTCAAAGTTACCACTACGTAGATAGAAGTTTAATTCCTGTTGGGCTTCCTTAGGTAAAGTGTCCATCTGTCTCATAAAGGGTTCGGTACGTGACAGGTAGCCTTGGGTGTTCTTATGTAGGTCGAACTCAGCCTTCATAAGTCTACCATAGAGTCCATCGTCTATGTTCTTTATACGTGTCGAGAGGGCACCTAAGAAGTTGTCTGCCTGTTTGGATACAGTCCTTAACATGGAACTGTCCTCAGCTATGGAGGCCTGTAGTGCCTTCTCTGCCTCGTCCACTGAGCTATGGAACCTAGGCTCTACCTTCTGTGCCTTGTATGAGTCAACCAGTCTTGAGGGTGACACACCTATTTCCTGTGCTATCTCAGGGAGAGACTTCTCAGTCACAGTAATTCCTTGACTCTGCTTCTTGGCTATCAGAGCCTGAGCCTTACGTACTATCTTCTGTGATGTACCCTTAGTGTACAGACCAGCCACACCCTTCTTGACTATAGGGATGGCTTTGAAACCACCTACTATACCGACGGGTAACACGGCACCACCAGCAGCAAAGAGACCAGCCTTAGTGGGGTCAACTTTCCCCTTAGTCGCTAAGTCCTGAGCGGCACTATAGGTCCCACCCATAGCCGCACCTATACCCACCATGGCTTTAATGCCCTGACCAGCAGGAAGGAGTGTAGTAGGGTCCTTAAGTGTACCCCATATTTCACCGGTACCCTGAGCAAAACCACCCTGAGGTACGTAACCTTTGAACTGCTTCTGTAATGCACGTTCCTTGGCCCGTAGCATCATCTCCCTACGTTGGTCCGGTGTGGCCTGAGTGAACCCCTCACCATATCTCTCATCGGCAGATTGATACTTACGGTTATGGCTTCTTAATTTATCAGCCCAAGTATCAGTGAGGTCACCCGGAAGAAGATGGTGGGCAATACGATTAAGACCATAGTCCACCATGTTGCCCACTGTAGGAAAGTGTTGTGTCAGTATGTTAGTGGCATAGTCAACGATACCCTCTTCCTCACCCTTAGCCTTGCCGTACCTAAAGGCTCTCCATGCTGAGTCCTGTTCAGTCTGGATCAACTCCCCGTTGACAACACGGTCTCCGTCTTTAGCACCTAGCTTCTGAAGTGTCTCACTTTGAGAGATGTCCTGTGCAGTGATCTTCTGCCCTAGTTCGTCCTCATCTTCAGAGAACACACGTACTAAGCCACCATCCTCAACCTTGTCACCCGCAAGTGCGCCTAAGGACTGAAGAGTCTCTGAGCTTTGTATGTCCGCAAGTGTTAAGACTGTCACTCCTGGTTACCTTTTTTCTTCTTAACTGTAGTGCCTTTGAAGTTATCATCACCTCCATCAGAGGCTCCTGTTTTAGAACCTACCATTGCATCAAAGAAGTTAGTCATTCCTCTTCCTTTATTCTTCCCTTTCCAAGCTTTATATTTACTACTAAGGGCTGAGAGTTGTTCTGTGTCATTACCTCCAGTATACCAAGGTCCTATGCCTGAGTTCTTTATTCTCTTTTCAATATCAGGATGAGCCTCAAGAAAGTTCTCCATTTCCAATAGATCATTGTCAGTCACGGCCTTTACTTCAGTAGGCTTAGGAGCCTTGGCTTTAATGGCAGCAGCACCTATCGTATACTCCCCTTCAATATGGGCCATCCTAGTCTTAAAGGCCATCTCTTCTTTCCATAGTTCCTTCTTCTGTGTTAGTGACATACGTGCTACTTCGTCTGCCCTTCCCTTCCAATGGTTACTATAGTTAGCAAGTTGCTCAGTGAGATGCCTATTCTTCTCGTCCTCGGACATCTTATGTATGTTCATACGCTTGTCCTCAGCAAACATCTTAGACGCTAAGTTTCTACGTTCTGATTTATCTAACTCATCTATATCAATACCACGTTCCTGTAGTTCAAGCCTACGTTCAGCAAGTTCCATGTTAACAACACGTTGCTTGGCTGTCTCATTCATAGTAGCGGTAAACTTATATTTATCAAAGTCAAACCTATTCCTCAGAAGCTCCATATTCTCTGAGTGTTGCCTTTCGTTTAAAGCCTGACCTTTGTACTTAAGTGCTATATCATGTTCAGTGGCGTACTTTTGTACCTTAAGACTAGCGGCCTTATGTTGAAGATTACCAATACCTAAAGTCTGGCGTAGGTCGTGGTCTTGTTTCGCCACTTCCTTACGATGTTCTAAGGACAGCCCTTGGTGTTCTATGTTCTTACCATCAACAAAGACCCTATTTTGGGCCAACATCTTGTCAATACCTAGTCTACTTGTCTCTAGGTCTTGTTTAAACAACTCTTTCACTTGATCAAATGAGAGCCTCGCTTTCCCTAGTTCTAAGTTCCCCACAGTACCAAGACGGGCAATGTTGTTACCCTCCACACGGATGTCCAAACCACGTTCAGCCAGCTTGTTGTTGATCTCATCCATCTTCTCTTTCCACCCTTGGGACCTATCCCTGAAGGCTTCCTGAGCTATGAATATATCCCTCTTAAGACCGTAGTCCTTTTCGGCCAGACCAAACTTAGACCAGTCAAGCTGACGGCCATGTCTAGCCATGAGTTCATTGAGCTGTAAGGTCTTGTTCTTAACTGACATCCCATGTGTTTTATGTTCACGATCAAATGCATCCGCAGCTGCCTTAAGGTCCAGACCCTTATCACCTCTGGCCTCTTTCCTAAAGGCATGGCCCTGATCCGTTAGTTGAAGAGCTTCCTGTATATAACCATCAGCCATAAAGACTTGAGACATCTTATAGAAGTCCTCAGGACTATCCATCTTAAGGTCCTTGAACATCTCCATGTACTTAGCTTTGTCAGTCTCTCTCTTACGTGCCTTAAGTAGCCTAGGGTCCTCCCTACGCATACCTGCGGCCCCTAAGAGACCACCACCGGCACCTTGAATAGCCTCAATTTGTGCCTGACGCGCCCTAGCGGCCACTGCAGCGGGGACATTACCAGTAGCGGCTACAGTATTAAATTGATCCTGTATCCTCTTGGCTCTCTCTTGGCGCATAAGTTGCTGTACGTCACCCGGAGTAGCCCCTTGGAATAAATTAAATGGATTGTTAGTTGCCATGTCTATATCTTCCTTTGTGAATTAGTAGGCATCAGTGATCACCACGGACCCATATCATTGTCGCCATCATCAGATGGGCTGGCACCCGCACCACTTCCACCGCCTTGTGAGTCACCCGCACCAGAAGAACCGTCACCCACTGATGGGCCATAATCGGTCCATTGTGATTCACCACCCAGCAGGGTACTCGCCAACTCAGCCGCTGCCTCAGCCTCTCCCTGCATATTCTGAGCTTCTTGTTGTGCTAAGTCGGACAACTGATTATAACCTATAGTTGGGTCTTGGCTTTCTAAGTTAGCTGCGAAGGCGTTCCAAGCGTTACCTCGTTGTGCCGAAAGGGAGTTAATAGCTTCATCATTAGTCACTCCGTACTGGGACATTTGTTGTCCATAGTTCTGAGGCTCCTCAGTAAATAAATCAGTACCCCAAGCCATATTGTCCGGTGTTAAACCAAGAGATAAGGCATCGGCAAGATCAGCATTTAAAGCCCAACCTAAGGACGTTGGTGATTGTGATCCAGGGTCTAAGGCTGCAAGTTCTGCAGCAAAATTAGCATTATTTTTAGCACCTTCTTGGTAGAAATAACCGCTTGGAGTATCACTGTTAAGTGCCCCTCCGAACATACCACTTTCCCAATCGTAATAGGAAGGACCTTCAACTTTACTTGGGTCTTGATATGCACCCATAGCATTAAACAGACCACCTGCAAGACCCAGTAAAGAACCACCAGGGATAAGACTTGCCGCAGGAATTGCCAACGCCGAAAGTCCAGCTAACTTACCCATAATAGGAGAGTTTTGATTGGACCAAAATGCATCTACATTACGTGCGTTCCTTGTGGCACCAGACAATGTCGTAGAATTAGACAAAACTTGATCCCATGGGGTTACTGAATACCCAGGTTTACTTGCTGTATTACCCCCCATAAAACCAGGAGTTATGGCATTTATAAAATCACTTGTATTAAAGTTATTGTTCCCCCAGGCCTTACTTAGGTCATCAGAGGCACCCGTAAAACTTTTACCTAAGTTGTTCAAGGAGAAGAAGTCACTTAAGGACACATTTGAATTAGAGTTATAAGTAGGATCATTGTTTAGATCAGCGGAACCATCAGACAAAGGGACCATAGCAGTATGTCGCGCATTGTTATTGGAACTCTGTGTGTCATTCACAGCACTAATCTCGTTAGTCGCTTCCTCAGGGGACATAACCCCTAAAAACAACAACCAGTCCTCTAGCCACTGAGGTATGTCTCCTCCCGTAAGTCCTTCAATAGCCATTTTTATGTACCACGTGGTAAGGTAATGTTGATTGGTTGTTGTTTTGGTCGTTCAAAGTTATTGGTAAACATACCACCAAGTCCGGTTAGGGCATTACCCCACCCGGTACCACCTGCAGCCATAGTGGCACTAAGGTTCTGTGCTGCGTCGGCCCTGGACTTAAGTCCCGCCGCCGCAACGCCGCCCAAATTACCGCCTATACCTCTACCAACATTACTCAACTGAAGTGGTATGTCAAGGAGACCAGTTGCTGTAGCAATGTCACCACTTTCTCTACCAAGCAGACTGTTGATTAATGACTGGGCCTGAGAGAAGGCCTGAGTTCTACGTTGTGTCTGCCCTTGTCCTATGGCTTCCTCAAGTTGCCCCATGTTATGAGCGCCACCAGTAGAACCTAACCTACCTTGGGCCAACAAACGTGTCTCCAAGTCAGTACGTAGTTTGTCTTCCTGAGGTTGATAGTACTCTTGTTGTTGATTATAAAAAGTATTGGCAGCTTCAAAAGGGTCTAGCCCATATTTAAGAGCTTGTTCTCCCCATAGACCACTACGAGTTAAGGCACCTTGGTACACCTGGGCTAACTCAGGGGACAAGTTCAGTAAGCCAGTACCCGTGTCATCATCGAACTGAGCCGTACCACCAAGGCTACCTATGGACCAAGGTTCAGCAGCCCTCGTCGCCTCTCTGGCTGCAGCCGTAATCGCATCGGCTGACTGTTGAGAGGCCTGTAGAGCCGCATCGGCGTTGTCCCTAGCACCAAGCCAACTTAATCCACCTCCAATTACCTGTCCAGCTACGTCCCACCAATCTGCCATAATAACTTCCTCTTCCTATTTACCTAATTTTACCTTGTTTGGTCAAAAATGTAGTATTCACTAAACTCGAGTAATTCCCCGAAACTTCAGTAACCATCTTAAGTCTAATGACTTTACCTGTACGTGCCAAAGGTAATGTGTACTCCTTTGGTCCGTCTGCAGGTGCATACTTAGCTGCACCGTATAGTGAGGCCGCACTACCCCAAAGATACGTAATTGCGTCGGTCACTAAGTTAAAGGTCTTAGAGTACGTCGAGTCCTCCTCGTAGTCCTTAGCGATAGTAATCGTTGAGGCAGCACCTTGACCACCAGTAACTGTGAATAGACCCCTCTTGAGTATCTTAGCAAAAACTTGATCACCAAAGTCCATCCAGGGAGACTGAAAGGTCCAGTTGTAGTCGTTGTTGGTGTAGCTCCAGCAAGTAGATGTTTCCCATGTGTTACTAGCTGCTACACAAACTCCCTCAGAACCATAGGCCCCCGTAACATCTGCAATAGTTACGTCATAATAACCATCGTACTCAGTTATGGAGTCTGAGATACCCATATAGAGTTTACCGTCAATAGTCGAGACACCACACAAAGGATCATCAGTAAAGGTCCAAGTGGTTATTCGTGGCAACCCTTTTCCAGAGGAAAAGTCAAAACAATACGTTCTGCTATATCCCGGCATGAAGGTCAAAACAAAACCTTCCTTTTGGTAGTAGATACTCTTTACGGTATCTAAGTCCGCTTTGGCAATAAGTCTCGTTAAGTCATTCCTTACTGCTATCGACACATCCTCAATTGGAGACTTACCGTCAGTCTGAGTGATACGCTTTATGGACTTAAGACCCTCATAACTAAGGAAGTAGATGTCGGTCCCAACGTAGACTATGTTGTCCCTACCTGCGAGACCAGTGTCCCTTATGAGGTCATCAAGGACCATTGTCGAGGGATTATTGGCCCCTGTGTAGATAGCTATGTTTTGTTTACCAAAGATAATGATCTTGTCCTCAAGGGAAGCTAGACCAATTATCTCATCGTTACCCCACACAGTCTTAAGGTCAAGTGAACCTGCAGCCCCGGTGTTCAACTTCTCACCAATGAGATTATCTGAGTAGTATAATGTACCTACGTCCTCAGTAATACCTCCGTACCACATACGACCAAAGTCACCAAGTCCACATGAGGGGTCAAAGGTAGTTACTCCAGAAGCAGCAACGTAAGCACTAAGATCATCAATATCGTACCAAGAAGTTCCATCGTAGTTAATTACCTTATGTCCACTTTGTATACCCCAGAACTCATCATTGAAATTAATCCATTGCCAATTACTATCGGTAATGGTTTGAGGTGTACCTGCGAAGGACTGTGTAGTTAGACTATTAGGTGTTACCGTTGTGTCCAGTTTTACTATAGTGGCACCTGAACCACCATAGAATTCTCTGGTGCGATCTGACTTAATGTAGTTACCAAAGGACTTGATTGAGGAAGCTAAGGTCTTGCTAATCTGTTTAGCACCCTGACGAGGCCCCATTCGACCCTGAAGATCATAGACTACATTTTCAGCCACAGTAAGCCACTCAGGGGATAGGGTTGCACTCTGAGATTGTGTATTAAGTCCCTTAGACCCTAGACCCTTAAGTACTACTGGTGTAGTGGGTTTAGCTGGCATACCAAGTTATCTCGTCTACAGTCCGAAGTTCATCATGTGAAATAGCATCGGTAAGTGCAGTGGCGAACCTAGTCGCAGCTACGTCACTTAAAGTACCACCATCCTCACCTCGCTCATTAAGAGCCAGAGCATAAGCACCTAGGATCACTAAATGTTCAGGAATACTAAAGGTGTCTGCGGCTAGTGTACGACTATCCTGAGGTTGTATAGCGTGAACTTTAATGTCATATACCGCATCAGGGGTGGGATAGAACGATATGTCGTTATCAATAAGTCTAAAATGTGTCGGTTGTCCAGTTTGGGTAGTACCTACATAAGTGAAATGATAAAAGTCATTATCACCAATCTGAGACAATTGATGGTCGTTAGTGTTGTCGATAACCTGCAGGATACGGGACCTATTATCCAGACCGGACATGTCATAGGTAGCCGTAGATGCTACAGTGGTTACTGTCTCAATAGTCCTTAGAACACCCCAATTCCAGGCGTCCTCTATGTAGTACTTAGTCTCGTTGACTAACTCACCGATAAGTTTCTGATAATCATCAGTCTCTGAGGAAGTAGACAGGATGCTTGTCCAGTCGGAACCTATGGTGTCCTCTCGCATCCTAGTAAGCACACTATCTATAACTGTACGAAAACTCATTCTATATATCCTTCTTTGTGAACAGCCTACGCTCTGCTTCTCTACGCCTCACCAAACCCTTTAGTATTCTACCAGCGGCTCTACGCCACTTCCAGAACTCGTTACTAGCATCCACAAAACTTCCTCTGTTTATTTTCATTCTCATGGTGCTTCTTTGGAAGTTCCCTGATCCAACATTGTACACAAACGATGTTAAAGCTGAGAATTGGTTGTGTGTCAGAGGGGTACTAACCAATCGTCCAATCGCTTGTTCAGCCGTTTGTAGGCCGAACTCAAGATAACTAATTGCTGTTTCGTGTGTAATTTCTCCATGATCCATTGTAACCCTAGAGCCATTAGGAGTAAAACAAGAACCGTAACCAATAGTAGGAATCCCACCACTGTCTCTATAAACTTGAGGACGAAATCCCTCAAAATCACTAACCAACTTAATACCTTCTGCATTAGTTCTCACTTCCTAAACTGCCTACCACCAAACCAGAAGGCCAAGATTGCGGCCCACATAGCCATAACTTCATCGTTCCAAACATTAATAAGTGCATCCCCTGGCTCAATACCTTTGTCCAATAGGAGCATATATGTAGTAACTTCAACCCCTATAAATAAGGCCATAAAAAGATAAGTGATAACAGGACGTACACTAGCACGGAGAGCGTTAATGAAGCCACCCCCGTCAAGAGAGGCATCGTGTTCGTGTATAGTCTCAACTTCTCTAATGTTCGCATCTATCGCAGTCCTATCCAGTTGGATTTCTGCCGCCTTAGTCATCACCGCTAATTCGTGCTTCTTATCAGCACGATCCTGGAAGAAATCCATGACTTTAGGCAGGAAGCTGGTCCCAAAACCCAAGAGTGATCCAAGTAAACTAAGCATACTACTTCTCCTTTATGTCCAGTTGGATCAACGTCTTTTCAACGTCATCAATCGTGGCACCAAGAGCAGCGTCATAAGCAGTTAAAATCGCATACATTTTACCGTTTTGTGATGTGTGAACTACCGAGTAGACATTATCCTCAATCGCCCTTACCAAAATGTCCACTACCCGCCTATGCCACTTATTGAAGTTGTCAATGAACGCACTTGATATCCCCCCTCGTCTTGCATCTGCAAGATAATCTGTAACCGTTTCAGTTAGGTTGTGGGATAACAAGGTATGCATTTCAGAGTCCGACAATTCATTGAAATTTGTGGACTTGACCAGTTTTTTCAGACTGTCTTGGAACGCAGCGAACTTAATCGTTAGGAATTTCTTAGCCGTTGCTGTCACATTCAGTTGCGGAATAACCAATTGCAACCAAGTATCCGCATGAGTAAAAAGCGAATGATTCAATAGAACCGTTCGGTTGATCTCACCTGATGCTAATTCCTGCCGCTCAAGATGATTCTGTACCAGCATGACGCCCATTGGACTGAACCCTGTAATAGCCGCCACTACAATCATTGCAATATTTTTTGTCAGAGTCATTTGTACCTTATTTGGTTTATCAGTATGACGACCAGCACAATCAGAATAATTCCTTCGCCCCAAGAAAATGTCATCGCCTTTTTACCTCTGTTAAAATTTCCTTTATATCCTGTCGGTTGTCATCTAGTGTCCGCTGCATGATTTCTATCGTGTTTTGAATAACCGCTGTCTGCGTTTTAAGCTCGTTAATTTGCTCACGATCATTTTGATTCGCTTCGACTTGTTGTATCTGGTCTGCCGACTGTGAGATTTTGTGGGCCTGTAAGTCCCTAACATCATTCGCCACTGTTTGTTCCAGCGTATTAAATGCGATTATCCCTGCGCTGATCACCCCTACCACTGCCAGAACATGACCGATGGTGAAGTTCTTGCTAAGATGCCATGATGTTTCGGTCATTGATCTATACACCCCGCTGGCGGTGGTATGTAAGGATGAGAGCCATTATGCGACGACATAAGTGTATCACAATCCCGCCTAATTGAACTAACCTTATGCTGCAAAGATTCTAGCTCTCTTGCTCGTTGCTCTCGTTGCTCTGGTGATAACATACTGGCGATCACCCGAATCTGGTGTTTCTGCACACTGTCTGATGACTCCATCTGATCAAGCCTCGTATACAGTGTGGTAATCGAGTCGTTGGCTTTTGTTAGGTCTTCCAACAATCGCGCAATCTGGCCTCTTACCAATCCCCAAGTAGCGGCTAATCCACTCAAAACCGTAGCAATTGTCATTAATTCTCTTACGCCTAGTTCCATAATATGTACTCAATATTGACGAGGCAATAGACACATTATAGTTTTACGTCTGTGTCTGGCCCAAGTTTTACTAAACTGCTTTTCCAATCGCTACCGGCTTGAATGATACAGCCAGCGCCACTCTCATCAAGACTTGTCACAATAAACTGACCGTCCTTTAATTGCCAAACAGCAACAGACACATCCGCATCATGCCCTTTTCCGTAGCCCACGATAAAAGCCCCTGATCCCGCAAGAAATCTCCCCATGTCCTCGCTATCACCGCAAACCATCTGCGTTACCACGCTTCTCATCAACAGTTCCGCTGTTGCGGGTAATGACCAAGCAAAAATAACGATAGCGAGGAGAATAGGTCTAACCATTAATATTTTCTACTCTTTCGGAAATTTGGCTTTAACTGCCGTCCATTGGCCGACGATCCCATCAAGGTCAGCGGGGAGATCAAA